ATTAACATTCAAGTCGGGAGTGTTGGGATTATAAATAATCAAAACATCACAGGATTATTGCATGCACTATAAAGAAGTAATGCAGTAGTAGGAAAAAGGGCATATTAGCTGAGAGGCTATGTGTCCTTTTTTGTTTTTCAACCTTAATAAGAAGGACAGCGAATGAAACATAGAGCAAAAACAGCTGAGGCCTCCATTCACCAATTTCCTGATCAAACCAAAAGGAAACTCAAATTAAAGATCGACGACTTAAACGTATTTGATCCTCTTACCAAAAACCAATCTAAATTCTTTGAACTGTACAAACAAGGAGCACAAGCAATAATGCTGCACGGTGCAGCTGGCACAGGTAAAACGTTTATTGCCCTTTACAAAGCACTGGAAGAGGTAATGGATAGGGGTAACCCATATCAAAAAGTTGTGCTAGTTAGATCTGTAGTTCCAGCAAGAGAGATTGGCCATTTGCCAGGTGATGAAAAAGAAAAGACTGACGTGTATGTTGCTCCATACAAAGCTATTTGTCAAGACCTATTTGACACAGAGCAAGCGTATGAAAGACTAGTTGAACAAAAGAATGTGGAGTTTATGATCACATCTTTTGTTAGAGGTATTACAATTGACAACGCTGTCATTATTGTTGATGAATGTCAAAACATGAACTTTCAAGAGTTGAGTTCGATTATTACAAGAGTAGGAGAAAACTCTAGAATTATATTCTGTGGTGACTTCAAACAAACTGATCTTTGTAAAAAGAATGATCAATCCGGTTTGAAGGACTTTGTTGAAATTATTAATAGAATGCCTTCGTTTAGAAACGTAGAGTTTGATGTGGACGACATTGTTCGTAGTTCTTTGGTGAAAGAATTTATTGTAGCAAATTTACACATCGAATCTACAAAAAGTTGACTTTCTATAGGAAGTAAGGTATAAATAAGGATGCGTTGCCTTCGGGGACGCATTCTTATACTAACCTTGCTTAATAGGAGGTCTTAAATGACTGACACATTATCCGCACTTGCTAACTCCTTTGCTTTTGGACCAGGCTTTAAATACGGAACAAAAGACATTGACAAATTCTTTGTTGGTTTTGATGATCAATTCAACAAAATCGCAAAGCTTCATGATGAAGTAACAAAAAACATTCCAAACTACCCTCCCTACAACATCAAGAAAGTTGATGATAACAAGTACACTATCGAACTTGCTGTTGCTGGCTTCGCTAAACAAGACATCGAACTAGAGTTTGCTGATAACAAGTTAATTGTTACTGGTAAGGCTACGGATGACTCTGATAGCGACACATTCCTCTGGAAGGGTATTGCCAACCGTGCTTTCACTCGTACATTTGTTCTTGACGACCAAGTTGAGATTCAAAATGCAGAGATGTTGAATGGTATGCTAAAGATTTTTCTTGAGCGTATTATCCCTGAACATAAGAAGCCAAAGAAAATTGCAATAAATGATGAATCTCCTAAACCTCAAAAACAATTGTTGACTGAGGATGATTTGTGATTGATACTGTAAAAAGTATTATTTGTTATTAACATGGGGGGACGCAATGTCCCCCTTCTTTAAGGATAGACATGAGTATTAAAATTATTAAATTGGTTACCGGTGAAGAATTGATTGGTGAACTGGTCACATCTTATGTAACTTCCAACGGTGATGTTGATTATGAAATTAAAGATGTGGCTATTGTTCAAATGGTACCCACACAGACAGGACTTGGTCTTTCTCTTTTCCCATTTGCTCCTTACACCGAAGACAAAACTCATATATTCAGAGGTAAGCATATTATTATTGCTATGGATCCAGGAGTTGACCTAATCAACAACTACAATAAAATGTACGGATCTGGTATTCAGATTGCATCGGCAGGATCGTTGATAAAATAAATTGCTTGCAGTATAATGATGGATTAAAGTGAGGTGTTATGCGTTTTTATACCAACGTTCATGTCAATAGAAATGCAGCGCTCATAAGAGGTTATGACAATGGCGTTCGTTTTGAGTATGAGCAACCGTACTCTCCGTTTTTGTTCTTGCCATCACCAGTCCCTTCTGAGTTTAGAACTATAGACGGCAAGCACGTAAAGTCCGTTCATTTTACTGACTCAAGAGAAGCCAGAGACTTTGTTAAGCGTTACGATGAGGTTGAAAACTTCTCCATATATGGCACAACGTCATTCACTTATCAGTGCATATATGAGAACTTCAACGGGGACATGAATTACGATGTTGATCTAATCAATGTTGTATCGTTAGACATCGAGACCTCAACTCAAAATGGCTTTCCCAACATTGCTACTGCCGACAAAAAGATCATTACCCTTTCAATGAGAAAGCGTGGTAAGTGTATTGTGCTTGGCACAAGACCTTACACACCAAAGTCTGCCGATGTAAAATACCATCAGTGTAAGGATGAGGTTGATTTACTAACTACATTCCTAAGGATATGGAATTCTGATCAATGGAAGCCCGATGTGGTAACTGGTTGGAACATTGAGAACTTCGATATCCCATATCTCTTTGTTAGAATTACCAACATTCTTGGTCTTAAAGAAGCAAAGAAACTATCGCCATGGGGACTAGTCAACTCCAGATCTATTACCGGAGAAGATGATGGGCCGTTTGTGTATGACCTTATTGGTGTTGCTACACTTGACTATCTTGCTCTCTACAAGAAGTTCTCATACACCCCACAAGAGTCATACAAACTAGATCATATTGCTGAGTATGAGTTAGGTGAAAAGAAGCTTGATTACTCTGAATATGAATCAATGCATGAGTTTTACGTTCAGAACTTTGAAAAGTTTGTAGACTATAACATCCATGACGTTGTTCTTGTTGATAAGTTAGAAGAGAAGCTAAAATTTATTGAGCAAGTGTTTGCTATTGCTTATGATGCTAAAGTAAACTTTGTTGATACCTACACCACAGTTCGTATCTGGGATGTTATTATTGCAAACTATCTGATGGACAAGAAGATAGTTGTTCCTCACTTCAAGACAGAATCAATTGAAGAGCGTATTGCTGCTGATAAGAGAATGGGTCCGATTGTTGGAGCCTATGTTAAAGATCCACAAGTTGGATTACATAAATGGGTTTGTTCGTTTGACTTGAACTCTCTTTATCCTCATTTGATCATGCAATACAACATTAGTCCTGAAACATATCGTGGTGTTGAGTCTGATATCACTATTGAGGGTCTAATTGATCAGAACGTCAGTCAAGAGCTATCAGATAAGTTGGAATCTGAAAATTTGACTATGGGTGCAAACGGAGCCTTGTTTGATAAAGATCTTAAAGGATTCCTACCCACATTGATGGAGAACATGTACAACGATCGTTCTGCTTGGAAGAAGAGGATGATTGAAGCAAAAAAACAGTATGAAAAGACTCCAACACGAGCTCTAGAGAATGAGATTGCACGATGCAATAACATGCAGATGGCAAAGAAGATTCAGCTGAACTCTGCTTATGGTGCTTTGGGTAACACCTACTTCAGGTGGTATCAACGTAATCTAGCGGAAGCAATTACTATGTCTGGTCAGCTCTCTATTCGTTGGATGGAGAAGCATATCAATGCCTATCTGAACAAGTTGTTTAAGACTGAAGGTGAAGATTATGTGATCGCTTGTGATACTGACTCGATGTATATTCGACTTGAGCGATTGGTTGATAGTGTATTTGGTGATGATCAATCCGACAATGAGAAGATTGTTAAGTTCTTAGATGATGTGTGTGAGAAGAAGATCCAGCCTTTTATTGACAAGACGTTTGATAATCTAGCTACCTACATGAAGGTCATGGATCAGAAGATGGTCATGAAACGCGAAGCAATCGCCAACAAAGGTATCTGGACTGGTAAGAAGCATTACATTCTCAATGTGTACAACAACGAAGGGGTGCAGTACGCAGAACCTAAGTTGAAGTTGAGTGGTGTTGAGGCTGTACGTTCATCTACACCAGTAGCTTGTAGAAAGAACATTAAGACAGCTCTTAGTGTTATCATGAACAAGGATGAAAAAGATATCATTGAGTTTATTAATAACTTTAGACGTGAGTTTAGAACACTATCATTTGAGGAAGTTGCGTTTCCTCGAGGTGTACGAGACCTTAAGAAGTATACAGACAAGTCTAGCATCTACAGGAAGGGTACTCCAATTCACGTCAAGGGATCTTTGATATACAATCAGATGCTTGCTGAGCAGAAGATACAGAATAAATATCCATTCATTATTGACGGTGATAAGATTAAGTTCTCATATCTACAAAGACCCAATCCAACCAGAGACACCGTCATATCTTGCCCTGGTGCACCACCTAAAGAACTTGGTATTGAACAGTACATTGATTACGATATGCAGTTTGACAAAGCATTTCTTGAACCAATTCGATCCATCCTTGATGCTATTGGATGGAAGACAGAATATAGCACCAGAGCAACCCTCGAAGACTTTTTTCAATAGGAACTACTATGAGTAAAATTTCAATTGATCTTGATGATCACGACTTTGGATTCTCAGCTGTAAGTGAGGATGAGCTCAAATCAATGGAGCGTCAGCTTCAACAACAAGTTCAACAAAAAGAGCAACAACTGACGTTGACTTCAAAAGAGTACAAAGATAAACTGGAAGCTCTTTATAAACTGATCATGCCATTATTACTTAACCTAGCTAAGGACAGTGATAAGGAGTACATACTGTGGCCAGACCGATCTAAGAAAATGAAATCCTTCATTGACAAAGTAAACAAATTAGTAGAAAATGATTAATTACATTGCACTTCTTGTTGCTATAGGGTTATCATCGGTAGCAGCCTACTTTTCAATACTTGGACTAACTGCAATCTTTGCAGCTTCTTTTTGGCCTGTTATTATTATGGGATCTATGTTAGAAGCTGCCAAGGTAGTTGCTACGTCATGGACATTTCGTAATTGGAAGACTGCACCAGCCTTTATTAGGTACTATCTGGTAGCTGCAGTTGTAGTTCTAATGATGATTACGTCAATGGGTACATTTGGGTATCTGTCCAAAGCTCATATTGAACAGTCGGCATCTGTTAGTGACGTTGCTGCTCAGGTAGCAGTTTATGATGAAAGGATTAAATCATTAAATGATACAATCAATGCCAATCGTACACTTCTTAAACAGTTTGACGAGGTCGTTGACCAGGTCATGTCACGCTCGACGGATTCTAAAGGGGCCGAACGAGCGCTCCAGATTAGAAAGACCCAGCAGAAAGAGCGTAGCAGTCTCATGGAAGAAATTTCTACTCTACAAAAGGAAGTTGGGAGGCTTAACGTTGAGAGAGCCCCATTGGCATCGCAGGTTAAAAAAGTCGAGGCAGAGGTCGGTCCAATCAAGTACATCGCCGAGCTTTTTGTTGATCGGGCTGATGATTCGTTTCTGGAGAAAACGGTTCGATGGGTCATCATATTAATAGTGACTGTGTTTGATCCTCTTGCCGTACTGTTGCTAATTGCTGCTAACATGGGTATGATGCGTCAGACTAGAATTAACAAGATGAACACCACAAGAGCTGCAAACGTTGAAGTGAATAATGATATGGCTGCGGAGAAACGATTCAAAAAGCTACAAGAGTTGACTGGCAAAGCAAATCGTAGTAAGGTGACTATTGATAAAAACAAAATAAGGAAAATGACATGAGTTTTTTAAAAGCATTAATCAAGGAGATTGGAGATGAAAATACTCATTTGGCCAGTGACGGCGACGGTAGTGCTGAGTTTACTGGTTGTATTGATACTGGCAGCTATATTCTCAACGCTCTTCTCTCTGGTAGCATCTACGGTGGCGTACCTGATAACAAAATTACTGCATTTGCAGGAGAGTCCGCTACTGGTAAAACTTTCTTCGTTCTTGGTATCGTTAGAGCCTTCCTTGACAAGAACAAAGACGCAGCAGTCGTCTACTACGACACAGAGGCAGCAGTAACAAAGGCAATGATGGAGTCTCGTGGTATTGACACTTCACGTGTTATTATTGCAGAACCAGATACAATTCAAAAGTTTAAAACTCATGCTCTGAAGCTGATTGAAGCATATGAAAAGACTCCGGAGAGCGATCGTCCAAAGATGATGTTTGTTTTAGACAGCTTGGGATTACTATCAACATCAAAGGAGATGGAAGATTCTCTTGATGGTAAAGATGTAAGGGACATGACAAAGTCGCAAGTTATTAAAGCTGCTTTTCGTGTCTTAACATTGAAGTTAGCAAAGGTCAAAGTACCAATGCTTGTTACTAACCATGTGTATGAGGTGATTGGATCGTATGTACCAACAAAAGAGCTCGGTGGAGGAACAGGCCTCAAGTATGCGGCCAGCACTATTGCTATGCTCTCCAAAAAGAAGGAAAAGGATTCTGATGGAGACATCATTGGAAGCCAAATTAAAATCAAGACCTACAAATCAAGGCTATCAAAAGAGAACCAAGAGGCAACTGTGTTACTTACTTACGACAAGGGGTTAGATAGACACTTTGGTTTATTAGATCTCGCAGAAGAAGCTGGTATATTTAAAAAGTCATCAACAAGGTTTGAGCTACCTGATGGTCGTAAGGTATTTGGTAAGGAGATTAACAACAATCCTGAACAATACTTTACTGAATCAATATTAGAACAACTAGAGAATTATGCGAAAGGAAAGTATAGTTATGGATCAACGACCTCAACACTCCAAAGTGACGTTCCTGACGAAGGATAACTCTGTAGGATTCAAGTTCTTCTATTCAAGACAGGACACGTTTGATTTTATTGACTCACCATCCAATCAGATACTAAAAGTAGAATTTTATGATCGAGAAACTAATTCTTTCCAACCTTTTATGCAATGAGGAATATGGCCGGAAGGCCATTCCTTTTTTAAAGTCTGAATACTTTCAAGAAAGAAAACTTAAAGCAGTATTTGATGGTATTGATGCATTTGTTAAACATTACAACAAGTTTCCAACCAAAGAAGCATTGGTGATTGAGCTTGACAATGCTAAAGAAATAGCATCTTATTATACTGAAGTGTCAGAGGTAGTTGGTCAGCTGGAAGAAGCACCAACTACTAACATGCAGTGGTTAGTAGATCAAACAGAGAAGTTCTGTCAGGATAAAGCCATCTACAATGCTATCATGAAATCTATTCAAATATTGGATAGTGATAAAGACAGTCACGGTAAGGGTGCCATTCCACAAATACTTTCAGATGCACTTGCCGTATCTTTTGACTCGCATGTTGGTCACGACTTCCTAGAAGACTTTGATGCTCGGTATGAGTTCTACCACAAGAAAGAAACAAGGGTACCATTTGATCTTGAATATCTTAACAAGATTACAAAAGGTGGATTGCCAAACAAAACACTCAACGTAATTCTTGCTGGTACAGGTGTTGGTAAGTCTCTTTTCATGTGTCACTGTGCAGCCGCTAACCTTTTTAAGGGTGCCAATGTCCTCTACATAACAATGGAGATGGCTGAAGAACGTATTGCTGAACGTATTGATGCTAATATGCTCAATGTCACAGTAGATGAGTTGTCTATCCTACCTAAGGATGCATACGACAAGAAGATTAATCGTGTACGTGAGAAGACTAATGGTAAGTTAATCATCAAAGAATACCCAACAGCATCTGCTGGTGCTGGTCATATGCGACACCTGTTAAATGAGTTGAAGTTGAAAAGAAACTTTAAACCAGATATCATTTATATTGACTATCTAAATATCTGTGTGTCTTCAAGGTTGAAGTATGGTGCCAATGTAAACAGCTACACCTACATCAAGGCTATTGCAGAAGAACTACGTGGACTGGCAGTTGAGTTTGATGTACCCATTGTTACAGCCACTCAGACCACCAGAAGTGGATATACAAGCAGTGATTTAGGATTAGAAGATACCAGTGAATCTTTTGGTCTTCCAGCTACAGCTGATTTCATGCTTGCATTGATTAGTTCAGAGGAGTTGCAAGACCTCAATCAGTTTATGGTCAAGCAGTTAAAAAATCGATACAGCGATCCAGGAATGCATCGAAGATTTGTAATAGGTGTTGACAGATCCAAAATGAAGCTGTATGATGTGGAGCAAAGCGCACAAGAAGATGTTGTTGATGACGGGCCTGTGTTTGATAAGTCTGATACTGGTGAAAGACTAAAACAAGAAAAGGGTAAGTTTAAAGATGCTTTTAGCACGTTTATCTAATGCAGCAGGGTTCTTACTTACGTTTACATGGGTATTTTTTTTGTCTACCGTACTGCTGACCTTTCAAACCCTATTTGCCTACCTCTTAAAAATGTTTGATCTTCCTTATGATGTGATTACAGCAATAAACATAATTAAAGAGCAAAAAAAATCTGATGAAGATACAGACACGACGATTTAAAGATAAAAAACTATCTA